ATAGTGCTATAATTTTTACCAATAGCAGTTCCGCCGCTGATTCGTTTGCCTGACTTTTCTGCCCATGTTGCTGCTTTCTTAACAAGTGCTACTGCATAAGATCCTTTATTTTTAGCAAAATCCATTATGTTGTATGGAACATACGCAGCTTCGTTAAGCCGGTAGCCAAAAAAGTCTTTATACATTTGTTTGATTCGAGTCATCATTTTACCTATATATTATAATATTTTTTATTCAAAAATCCAAATTAATTAACATCAAAATAACGATTCAAATGTTGTCCAATATTTTCATAGGCCATGGCCATTCTATCTTGTGCTTCTTTTAATGTAGTAGCTGCATCAGCAAAGTCTTTGTAATCTTCATGCATACGTTTATTGCCTTTTTTATGGGCAACATTTTGCAACCAATCGTCACTTTCCGTCATTATACGATCTGCTCGTTCAACTATGTTTTTAACACGTTCACATGTACGTTCTAAATCACCTTTTCCATAAACAGATTCTCCTAATACTGAAAAATTTGCTATTTCTTGCATAAAGTTTTGTTTTTCTTCTCGCGTCATTGGAGTAGGCGTATCTGCTTCTAGAATAGTTTCTAAAATAAATTTTAAATTTGGAGTTCTCATAATTATATTCTACATTTACCGTCATCACATAAAATTGATGTAATGATGCTGTTTACTTTGTTATATTTGTTATTGATGGTTTGTTTACTTGTTGATTCATTCATGTGCGTAGGACGCATAAACGCACCCTGTGTAGATGGATTAGATACAAAGTCCCAACATATTAATTCAAAGTCTTCTTGAACTTCGACGGTGCCTTCACTGCGCAATTCTTTAACTGAGCCTAACCCTCGACTAGAAATACCCAATGTTATTCCGGCCTTAAACAGTTCTTTTAAAATCTTTCCTGATGGCGTTTCTAGGATCTGTACAGCCCCACATAAATCATCGCCCTTCCACCATATCTTTAAAACATTGTGTGAAACATTGTTTAAATTAACTACAGATGATTCTGGGTGATCTAATTCGCCTAATGCTCTATGTTGATCTATATATTCTTGTTGATATCGTTTGCATTCTCGTTCTAAAATAGATCTAGGATATATTCTGCCATTTTGATTTTTTGCAGATGCACGTTGTAAAACACCTTGTACAACAACACCCCCAGGTACTCCATATGCAGCACCAGATGATTCTGATAATGACTCAAATGGTTTGAATGGCATATATTCTAATATTAGTTGTTTTGACATTGTTTATTCTCCTAATGATCTTACTCGTTCTGCTATTTTTGTTAATCGTTCTGCAATTTTTGTTAATGATCCATTAACTGATGTTCCGTATCCTTCTCTAGTTATCCCAGATTCTGTTTTTAATCGAGAACTATAATTTACTAGTCGTTCAATTTCTTGCAGTTTAATTGCAACATCTTTAATTGTACGTTTAACTTTATCTTCTGGCGTTGTTTTTGCGCCGTCTGTAGTAAATTTACGATATGACTCAATAAGTTGTTCGTACTTTGAATCCATTGATTCTTGCACTTTTTCATATATGTTACTAGTTTTATCTAATTTTTGAGCTTCCAGTTTATTTACATTTTCATATTTGAATTTTTTCTTTTTAAAATTCTTTTCTGAAGTAAATGCGCCCGGAGTATTATATCCAGCAATTGCACCCGTTACGTTTTGTTCGTCTAAATCAGATTCACATATACAGTCATCAATTGAATTGCTGCAATTGCTACATGTATCTTCTTCAAGTTCATGAAAATATTTAGACATTTCTGATATTAATGATTTCATACATGAATTTCTTTTAATTCTCGAATTAGATCAAAATATCGTAATAATGATAATACATGAGATTCTTTAATAGTTTTCATGTTTTCTACAGTACATAACATTTCAGATAATTTTTTTACTTTGATTTTAGTAACAGTATCTGTAATTTGTTTTGACTGCGTAGCTAATTGAGTTTTGATTTTAGGAATAATTGTTTGTATATATTCTTTTAATGCGGTTGTATCATTTACATTGGTAATGTATTTATTTAACAATTGCTTTTGTGATTCGTCTAATACCGAATATTTTTGATTGAATTTATCTACAATTAATTTGTATGTTAATAATCGCATATCTGTAGATTGTGATTTAAATGCTTCTAATACCGGATCTTTTTCGTTTGTTAATAATTGATTAGATTTGGTATTACGTCCATGATTAAAAATTACAAATTTGCATTCTAACAATTGTTTTGGATTTGCTGTCTCAACGTTATCAAATATCATGCAAATAGATGCTAATGATTTATAATTTGGTATATGCATTTTTGACATGTTTTCAAAAAGGAACTTTTGTGAAATTTCTTTTATCAAATTATATCGCTGACGTTTTAATAATGATTGATTCAAATTTGAATGTGCTAATTTCATTGTACGAATATATTCAAATGCACGGGCTTCGCTAGAAAATGTTTCTTTAATTAAAGATGTATACATGCATAATTCTTTAGATAATTCGGTATTTTTGCCAAAATATTTTTTTATTAGGTCAGCAGTTACTGTTCTATTCGAAGACATTGTTTCTGATGTTAATTTATGTACCAACATTTCAAACAAAAGTCCGGTGTTTTTATACTTCGAATGTTTTAATTTCTTCATATGAATGTAATCATTTTATTTATGTATAAATATGTTGTTTCTTATAAAATATTATCTTCATCTAATAATGAGCCTCGATCACTATCGGATTTTACTATTTTATTTGATTTTAATGATTCTAGTATTATTTTTGGTGTTTTGCCTTTTAAATAATTTAATATGTTATGACGACTTTCTGCAGTCGGTGCTTTTTCAGCAGTCGGTTTGCCTGGAAGAAATGCTGTTGTTTGATTTTTTGCGTTAAATGCTTGATCAATTTCTTTTTTACCGGTAGGATCCCAACCAAATTCATTTTTGTGTTGACCATATTTAATTCCTTCGGGAGGTCTCCCTCCTTTATCTTTTTCTTCAACTTCATTTGATGACATATGCACTGTTGCTAAATCATGCGGTGTACCAAAAGATATTCCTGTAATAGCAGGATCATTTCCTTCTTGTTCAATTTGATTTTGACGGAATCGTAATTTTAAATCTTCAACTACATCATTGCGTTCTTGTAGCCATTGTTCCTCTGACATATTAAATATGTATTCATATATGTATCTATCTGAAACTAGTTTCGAATCTTTCATTGCATTAGCTAATGTTATTTTTTCATTCATTAATGCAACTTTTTGTTGATCATATATTATTGATGGTGATGTTAATTGTAGTTCAAATCCAACTAAATCTTCGCCTTCAAACCCTTGCGCATATAAATGTACAATTGCAATCTTTGTTAATTCAGAAACTACAATTTTTTGAATGCGTTCTATTGTTCTAGCAAATCGTATGTCCATTGATGCTAATGTAGTTTTGCCTTCAACGCCTTCGCTGTATCCCAGAAACGGTTTAGGTATTTTAAGTGCAGCCATCATTTTATGTTTAACATAATCAATATCTTCTATTCCGGTAAAAGTCATACCCGGTAATGTATCAATTGCTGTAGATGATTGGCCTCCTCGTACTGGTAAATAATAATCTTCTAACATGTTATTTAGATTAAATTTAAGATTATAATTTCCCGTTTGTGAATCGATATGTGGAATTTTTTTCATTTTAGTAATAATTCCTTCCATAAATGTATCTACTTCATTTGGCGGAATATTACCAATATCAATTTTAAAAACACGTTTTTCTGGTGCACGCATAATACGATGTATTAACATAGCATCTTCTAACATCATTAATTTTTGAAATTCCTTGCGAGCTCCTTCTAACATAGATCTACCATATGGTAAAAAGTTAGAGTCTGATAACATTCGAAAATGTGCTATCTCAAATACATCGTATGGCAGATTTTGTGCTGATGGGTGCTTAAATGTAATTTTATATTCGCCAGTGTCTTCACTATATTCTTCAAATCTTTCAATTTCATAGCTAGAAAATGGTCTAGCATTTAATATCCCAACATTTTCAGCAATATCTAATTTCAAGAAAAAATCACCATATTTGGTCATGTTGCGAATCCAAGTCCACAAATTAAAATCAATGTTTAATACATCATAAAATAAATTATAAAGTATTTTTTGTATTTGTGTTTTGCTAGTTTTAATTGTTAAAATATCTCCAAATTGATCAGCTAATGTTGATTCGTCTGAATATATATCTAATGCTGAACTAATAATTGGGTCTTTGTCCATCATTTCGTAATCAGT